GGCGTAAATGAGGTACTTGACCCTATATACGCCAAGTGACACCGCTTACGCCGAAGGCTGTGCGGTGGCAGTTCTTTAGTATCAAATAGAGAGGATAAAATCAATGAATAAGAGAGATATGAGGCATTTGTTTTCTATGATTCCGAAGTCGGAAATTCAGCGTTCAGTCTTTGACCGTTCGCATAGTTACAAGACTACGTTTAACGCTGGCTATCTTGTTCCATTTCTTGTTGATGAAGTTCTGCCCGGAGATTCTTTCAAAGTCAGTATAAGTTTTCTTGCTCGTCTTGCTACTCCGATTGCTCCGATAATGGATAACATGTTTCTTGATACGTTTTATTTCTTTGTTCCCAATCGGCTTCTTTGGGAACACTGGAAAGAATTTATGGGTGAGCAATTTTTCCCTGGAGCGTCGACCGATTTTACCGTTCCTGTTTCCAAATGTACTGATGCGCTTTCTGCTGGTACTCTTGAAGATTACATGGGTATTCCGACCGGCGTTAAAAATATTGAATATAATGAACTTCCGATTCGTGCATATAATCTTATTTATAATGAATGGTTCCGCGATGAAAATTTGCAAAATCCTTTACGCTTGAATACTTCTACCGACCTTTTAACTATTCCATCTTCTCCTTCCGAATATGGCCAAGGAGATAATGGAGCTAATGAGCCAAATTTTACTGCAACTCATCGCAAGGGTATTGGCTGGGGTTCTTCTTCTGATTCGACTTCTTATGTCGGCCATCCGCTTATGCGTCGTGGCAAGCGCCACGATTATTTTACTTCCTGCTTGCCTTGGCCGCAGAAAGGTGAGAGCGTTGGGATTGGTCTTACCGGTGATGTTCCCATTAAAGGTGCTCTTAATGCTGCTGCCGCGCTGAATAATCCGACTTTTGATTGGAGTTCCGGCTCGCTTGCAGGATATGACGCCATTTATTCGCATTACGATTATCTTTATCATCGCGACCTTAGTGATACTACGTCTGATATTCCAGATACGTATAAGCTAACTAGTATTACCGGTGATTTTGCAATGTCCAACCCTTCCGGTCTTTCCGTCTCTTTGTCCGATGCTTCCGCAATTACTATCAATGCTCTTCGGCAAGCTTTCCAGCTGCAGAAGATGTATGAAAAGGATGCTCGCGGCGGTACTCGTTATACGGAAATCCTTCGTTCCCATTTCGGTGTTGTGTCGCCTGATGCGCGTCTCCAGCGTCCCGAATATCTCGGCGGTTCTGAAACCCGTATTGTAATCAACCCGGTTGTCCAGCAGTCCTCGACCGATAGCACTTCGCCACAGGGTAACCTTGCTGCGTTTGGTCTTGCCGCCGCGTCTAACCACGGTTTTACTAAGAGTTTTGTCGAACACGGTTATATTATTGGTCTTGTAAATGTTCGTGCCGACCTCAGCTACCAGCAAGGTCTTAATCGTATGTGGTCCCGGCAGACTCGTGAGGAATTTTACTGGCCGACGCTTGCGCATCTTGGTGAACAAGCAGTGCTCAATAAAGAAATTTATACTCAGGGTACCGATGCTGATAATGAAGTATTCGGTTATCAAGAGCGTTACGCAGAGTATCGCTATTTCCCGAATATGATTACCGGCGAATTTAGAAGTACTTATGCCCAGACGCTTGATTATTGGCATCTTTCACAGAAGTTTAGTTCGCTTCCGTCTCTGAATTCTTCTTTTATTGTAGAAAATCCGCCGGTTGAACGCGTTGTATCTGTGACGTCCGAGCCACAGTTTATTTTTGATAGTTATATCAAAATGAAATGTGCCCGTCCGATGCCGGTTTACGGTGTGCCTGGACTCGTCGACCACTTTTGATGGGAGGTTGTTATGAGTTTTTTCTCAAAGTTGTTTAAGACGGTTGGTTCTGTTGCGTCTTCCGTCCTCCCTTTCGTCGGAGGAGGAACAGGCGCGACGGTTGCTAAAGCCGTCGGTGCAGGTTTAGGCGCTTTGGGTGCAAGCTCGTCTGCATCACAGACGCAGCAGCTCAATCAGCAAAATTACGAGCTTGCATATAATCAGTTGTACAATCAGCATCAAATCGAGGTAGCGGATTTGAAAGCTGCCGGACTCAATCCGATTCTTTCCGCGAATAACGGAAATACGACTTTTTCGCCGAGTTATCAACAACCTGTGAGTAAAGCTGAAAAAGCTGCTCAGATGGCTTCCTCAGCTGCCCAAATTGGTGTTTTGAGTGCTAATGCGTATAAAGCTCGGCAAGAGGGCGATTTGGTCGAATTCCAAAAGCGTCAGATTGAAGCGAATACAGCGTTACAACAAGCTCAAGCTGGGATGGTTCCGTATCAAATTGATAATCTCAAAGCGTCTAGCGCAAATCTTACTGCACAGCAGAAAGAAACGCTGCAGAAGTATGCTATGCTCCGCACGGAGCAGACGTTCCAATGTCGTATGATTTCCGCAAAGCTCGATTTGCTGAAAGCTCAAGCGTATGCCGCGGTTAAATCCGGTCAGCAGTCAGCCGCTCAGGCCTCGGCTGCTATTGCATCTGCTGCATATAGTTACGCTATGGCTAATCACATGGGTTACGAAGACGCGAAGACTATTGCGCAAACGGAAGGCATCGCTTTTGATAATGCGCTCAAGAATGATGAACAGTATTCGCGCAGGAATGGAAGTTGGTATGAAGCGTCTAAGTGGTCTCCAATTGCTCGTGATTTCGGCTCTGCTATCGGTTCTACTGCTTATGGTGTGTCAAATTTTGTTCCGTTTAGGAGGTAAGAAAAATGAGTAAACGTAGAAAAATGAGTAAAAAATCTTCTCGTAGAGTGTTTCGCAAAGGAGCGCTCAATATCAAAACGCGCAATTTGAAAGCGACCCCCATGCGCGGCGGCTTTCGTATTTGATGCTTTGCACTAATCCTCGCTTTGCTGTAAGTAAGCTTCGTTCGGACGGTTCGGGTAAAAGTGATGTAGTGTTTGATTTCGCGTTATATAACAAAGCGATTGGGGGGCTTTTAGACCCCTCAATCATTCCTTTGTTGATTCCGTGCGGTCATTGTGATGCTTGCGCGTATAATCGCTCACGTGACTTAGCTAATAGATGTATGTGTGAAGCTCAGTGTTGTTCCGAAGGTTGTTTTCTTACTCTTACTTATGACGATGCGCATCTTCCGTCTGGTCGGAATTTGTCTCGTCGTGACGTTGTGTTGTTCTTGAAGCGTTTTCGAAAAGCTCTCGATTATGATTTTGATAAAAAAATTCGCGTTGTGTATTGCGGCGAATACGGTTCTTTGCGCGGACGACCGCATTATCACATGCTTGTTTACGGCTGGCAGCCGTCGGACGGGCAGCTAGGCGTTGCGCATCCGTCTGGCGATTCTTTCTCTCGTTTTGTATATGAGTGTCAATACATTCAGAATTTGTGGAAAAACGGTTTTATTAGCGTTTGTCCGCTTAACGAGAAAACCGTTTCATATCTTTGTAGATATACGATAAAGAAACAAGAGTTTCGTGATTACGGACGTAAGCGTACGGATGGACGTTATCCCGAGTTTATCCAGGTTCCGACTCAAGTCGGTATTGGCAAAGATTGGTTTATGCGGTATTGGAAAGACGTATATCCGCACGATGTGTTTATTTCTTTGACCGGAAAACGGTGTTCTCCACCGAAATATTTCGACAAACTGCTTGACAAATATCATCACACAGTGTATAATGAAGTCATAAAGAAGAGAGCAGAGAAGAATAGAACTCGAACACGGGATTTATCTTCTACTGCAATCAATTCTTTGAAAGTCATTTATAAGAAGCGTGTGTCAAAATTAAGGAGGAGTTACGATGAAAGCGTCATCTAAGTTTGTCTCTGTGTTTGTTAGTCCGTCAACAAAAGAGTGCAGTGCTTTTGCAATTCCGTTCACTTCTGCAAATAACATTCGCAGTTTCTGTAATCGTTGTGATGATGTAAAAACTTTTCTCTATGATGATGAGCTTTGCGACTTAACAATGTATGTTACAGATGATTTTTCTGTCAATTCTTTTAGATGTGCTTTTAGTTCGTAAGGAGATGTTATTATGAAATCTGTTGTTCTCGGTGTTTTTGATATCAAGCTTGGTTCTTATATTGAAAAACTTATTCTTCCGCATGCCAATCAGCTTGTTGGTCTTCGTTTTTACGGCGACAATCTTCGGAATACTCCGGTTTTTGCTCATCCCGAAGACTATCGTATCGATTCTTTAGGAGTTGTCGACTTGGACACAGGAGAATTGGAAGGTAGTTTGGTGACTAGCGTTCTAAATGTGCCTGACTTGTGGCCCAAACAGCCTGCGACAGAGTAATAAGAGTCGATGATAGCTTACGTTTCTAGTGCGTAAGCTATTTTTTTCCTTCATTAGCCCCTGAGACTGTTGCTCGTCTCCAATAGACTCTTCTCCGGAGCCTCTCGTCATGGTATGCTAGTGTTAGCTCTGTGATGCGAGAGAAGGTGAGATGATGCTCTATGCTTTAATTACCTCAATGATTCTATTATTTTTTATTATTTATGAAAGGACTAAAAAATGATTATTCAGTCTAAGTACTCAAGGCAGTATGCCGACCCCGGAATTTCTTTTGTAGATTCCCCCAGTTTGACTCAGCAGCATTTCAGAGATGAATGCGATATCCGTAAAATTGTTGCTGGAGTTGTCCAGCCTCGTATTATTCCCGAAATGTCGTTTGGTGATTTCTCTTCCCGTGCTGCTTCTGATTATCAGACCGCATTGAATAAAATTAACGAGGCTTCAACTATATTTAGTTCGCTTCCGTCTGATGTTCGTAAGCGCTTCAATCATGACCCGAAAGAGTTCTTGAAATTCATGGGTAATGAAGAGAATTATGATGAGGCTGTTTCCCTCGGCCTTGTGGCTCCCAAAGCTAATGTGCAGCCTTCGGCGGAGACAGTCGTGAACGCCGCAAATGAAACCGCTAATACTTAAGGTTTAGCGCTTGGCGTAAATGAGGTACTTGACCCTATATACGCCAAGTGACACCGCTTACGCCGAAGGCTGTGCGGTGGCAGTTCTTTAGTATCAAATAGAGAGGATAAAATCAATGAATAAGAGAGATATGAGGCAT